TCCTTCGTCTACACAGATACAACAGATTCAGAAAAATTCGTCATAAGCGCGTCTTCAGACCAAGACCTTGTGAGAATAACACAAACAGGAACAGGAAACGCCTTTGTCGTTGAAGATGCAGCCAATCCCGACAGCACCGCTTTCAAAATAGACGCAACAGGTAGGGTCGGTGTAAAAACTGACCCCGGCGGCACAGACGCTTTGAAAGTAAGTGGAAACATATCAACTGTAGGGGGGCAGATAACAGCAACTAGATTCTTGGGTAATCAAGGCGGCACAGAAACAGGACCTAGATTCACATATGATGGTGATACAAATACAGGTATATTCTTCCCTGCTGCTGATAACACCGCTATAACAACAGGGGGTTCAGAAAGAATAAGAGTTGGTTCAGCAGGTCAAATAGGTATCGCAGGTGCGAACTACGGAACTTCAGGGCAGGTTCTAACTTCAGGCGGTGCTAGTGCATCAGTAGCATGGGCGGATATTCCAGCAACGAACTTAGGAAGCACAACTGCCACTGGTCAAATTACCATTACAAGTAGTACAGGAAACAATGTAGTCATTGGAGAAGCAACGAGTAGTATTGCAGGATTGATGTCAACTACTCATCATGATAAGTTAGATGGCATTGAAGCATCTGCTGATGTCACAAGTACGGCTAATGTCACTTCCGCAGGTGCATTGATGGATTCAGAAGTGACCAATCTCGCATTTGTGAAAGGATTGACATCGGGAATATCAAATGGAAATGTATTAGTCGCTGACTCCAATGTGGCAGATGACGATTTCCTAAGAGTTGCTGGAACATCCATCGAGGGAAGGAGCGCAACAGAGGTAAGGAGCGATTTAGGTTTAGGTGCTGCTGCTTTGAAAGCAGTCGCTACTGATGGCACTAGTGGAGTAGCAGACGGAGAATCAGGTCTAGTCACTGGTAATGCTGTCTTTGACTACATTGCTGCACAGAACTTCGCTTCTTCGGGTGCATCTAACTTCGTTGTTGGAGATATTACAGGACAAACAGAATTGACAAGTGGGCTTGCTTCTACTGATGAATTAGTATTGAGCGATGGAGGTTCTCTTGCAAGAATGGACATCTCTGTTTTGCAAGCATATATGCAGAGCAATCTAACATTTGTCACTGTATCAGACAGCACAGCCAATACAAACTTCCCTGTTGTATTCCACAATGAGTCAAATGGCTTGTTGGATGATACTGGTGCTTTGAGATACAACCCAAGCACAGGAACATTACTCGTTCCTAACTTGAATGTCGCTGGAACAACAACCACTGTCAATACTGTGACGATGGAAGCAGCCAACGCCGTAGTGTTTGAAGGAGCAACTTCAGATGACTTTGAGACAACTTTGACAATAACCGACCCCACAGCAGACAGAACAATCACATTACCTAATGCATCAGGAACAGTAGCCGTATCTGCTGGAACTGGTATTGACTTATCAGCCGCAGGTGCAGTTAGCGTAGATGTATCTGACTTCATGACCAATGGCTCAAACAACAGGATTCTCACTGCAACAGGCACAGATGCCATGAACGCAGAGGCGAATCTGACGTTTGATGGGGATACTCTTCAAGTCACAACAACAGGAACAGGTGACACTCTAGTTCTAGAATCAAGCGATGCTCCTGCACAAGATAATGATATGGCTCCGAACCTTGTGTTATTGAGAAGTGGTATTCCAGCAGCGACAACCAACACCGATGCTGGTAAGATACAATTCAAAGCACTAGACTCAGATGGAGGAACAACTAGATTACTAGGTCATATTCAATCTGAATTTAACACTGCAACTGGTGGTAATGGTTCTGCAAGAATGAGATTTAATGTATCTTCATCAGGTGGTAGTGGGCATAATGACTACGAATATCTACGCTTGGATGGTGGAGTTCGGGATGTTGTGTTCAACGAGGATGGAAGAGACATAGATGTGCGCATCGAGGGCGACTCTGACACTGCACTTTTCTTCACAGATGCTTCGTCTGATAGAATTGGAATTGGAACGACATCACCAACACACAAACTGCAAGTAAATGGTGACTTCGCTGCAACAACCAAGTCCTTCGACATAGAACACCCAACGAAAGAGGGAATGAGACTACATCACGGTTCTCTTGAGGGACCGGAGCATGGTGTGTATATCAGAGGTAGATTGGAAGGAAACGAGATTGACCTGCCTGACTACTGGCTAGGCTTGGTGGATGAGGATACCATAACAGTACAACTCACACCGAACAAGGGATTCCAGCAGATTTATGTCGAGGATGTATCAGACAACAAGGTGTACGTCGGCACACAGAGCGACAAACCTATTGATTGCTTCTACTTCATACAGGCAGAAAGAAAGGACGTTGACAAGATGGAGGTTGAGTATTAATGGCTAACAGCGATAAGAACATCAAGATTACACCCAATACAGGAGAGTCTGCCTCGCCCAAGATAGAGGTGACAGGTGCAGATAACGCAACTAAGACCATAACCATAAACGATGATGGCACTATATCGTTTGACTCCACCATAGCAGCAACTTCAGGTTCAATAGCAAATGGAAATGCAAATCTAGTCACAGGTGATGCTGTATACGATTATGTCGTAGCAAGTCCACTGACAGTCGGGAGCATAATAGAAGCATCAGGCACATCTACCCTTAAACTAAAAGCAGGTTCAAGTTTTATCGATATTCTAGACGGTGGTGTAAGCAACCACATTAATGTCAATCCTGCTAGTGGTCGTTTGAATCTCCTTGCAGAAACACTCGCAATGGGTGATGCAGATGTCACAGTGACTACTAGAGGCGCATATGACTTGACTCTAGATACAAACGGAGGAACAAACTCCGGTTCAATAAAGATACTAGATGGCGCAAATGGAAACATAGAGTTGGATAACAATGGTTCGGGACAAGTGGTATTCAAGGGTAATTCAACGAAGGGTTCCGGTCAATTCGTACTTAATTGTGAACAAAACTCTCATGGTATAACCATCAAAGGACCACCACATTCTGCGGGAGCATCATACACATTGACATTACCTGATGATGATGGCTCTGCTAATGAAGTCCTAAAGACGGATGGCTCAGGTAATCTCAGTTGGGTTGCTCAAAGTTCCGGCGGCTCTCCTGCCGGTTCAGACACTTTTATTCAATACAACAATGGTGGCTCCTTCGGTGCTACCACACTTGCATTTGACGATACAGCAGGTTCAGAGCAGATTCTACTTGATGACACAAGTGATGTTGCCTTGATGAAAATTGTACAGAGGGGGACAGGTAGTTCATTCGAGGTACATGACCAAGCATCTGACTCAACTGTGTTCCAAGTCAGTTCTTCGGGAGGAACAAGTATAGGATTAGGTGCTGGTTCCGGTGCTGGTGCTGATTTATTATTCGTGCAGGGGAGAGCATCAGCACAAATACTAACAGCATCAACAGACGGCAGTGCATCTGCTCCTGTGTTTACTCGTAGAACTGATTTGAACACTGGTATGTATTTCGTGGGTTCTGATAATATCGGCTTCACAACAGGTGGCACTCTAAGAGCGGATATCAGCGATAGTGGATTATTGCTAGGTGGTTCAGGTGCTAGAGTCACAACAATCCTAGATGAAAATAACATGACTTCTGACTCCGATACTGCTCTAGCAACTCAACAGTCTATCAAAGCATACGTCGATAACAATGCAGGTGGTGGTGGCGCATCACTCGCCAACGGTGTAGATAACAGAGTAGTCACTGCAACAGGCGCAAGTGGTTTGAATGGAGAAGCCAATCTGACATTCGACGGAAGCACCCTATCGTTAAATGATGCAGGTTTAGACATAAGGGAACAATACGGAAGAATAAATTTCAAGAAGGACGCATCTACTGGTTTTGTGAATAATTACGCTATTTTTTTCTATGATACTAGTGATAATATCAAGGGAGCAATAAATTTCAACAATTCAGGTAGCAGACTTGGTTTTAATGCGAATGGAGATTATCAACTCTACCTACAAGACGGTGTTTTCTATCCTGTGACTGATGATGACGTAGACCTAGGAAAATCAACTAACAAGTTCAAGGATTCCTTCTTCGGCCTAGTTGATGCTGAGAACTTCAAGATAAATGGTGGACAAGGTTCTGATGGTCAAGTGCTAACATCAACAGGTAGTGGTGTTGCTTGGGAGGATGTCAGTGGTGGAGGTAGTGGTATCTCCAATATATCCGAAGACACTACTCCACAGTTAGGAGGCGATTTGGATGTCAATGGAAACAAAATCACATCGGCCTCAAACGCTGATGTCACAATAGAACCGAATGGAACAGGTGACGTTAATCTCTTTACTGACACAGTAATTGTGGGTGATTCTAATACAAACTTCCAATTGCAGCATAGAACCACAACAGCCTCAATCTTACAATTTCAATCGGGAGGAAATACCCGACTTAATTCTGATGGCAATATATATCTCAATACAAACCAAGGAGGCGGAAGCAATACCCTAGTTAGGTTGAATGGAAACACAATTTCTCTTGGAGTTGTCAACTCAAACGCTACTTTGACCACACAGGGAACAGGTGACTTGATACTAAGCACAAACAATGGAACTAATTCAGGAACAATGAAGATTTTTGATGGTGCTAATGGAAATATAACACTCACACCAAATGGCACAGGAAATGTCTCGATTGGAAATTTCACATTCGATGCAGACCAATCAGTAGGAAGCAGTCAGGATAATTATGTGTTGACGTATGACCACTCAGCAGGTACGATTAGTCTTGAGGCTGCTTCCGGTGGTGGCGGTGGTGCATCAGCCCTTGATGACTTATCGGATGTAGTCACCACTGCTACATCAAACATAGGTATTGGTAGCACTGCCTTGGATTCACTGACAGCAAGTAGCGGAAACTACAACGTGGCTGTTGGTGTTAATGCCGGTACAGCAATTACGACTGGTGACAACAACATACTTATCGGCTTTGAAGCAGGTCATGACCTTACAGCAGGTGGATATAATGTACTAATAGGGCATTTGGCAGGTTCAGAATTATCTGCCAATACCGCACAATACAATACTTTCATGGGCAATCAGGCAGGAAGAAGAGCCACAGGTCAACAAAATGTGTTTATTGGCAAATCTTCAGGATACAACAATGAAGGAAACTACAACACAGCGATAGGTACTGATACACTAGTCACATATCAGGCTAAGACAGCACAAAGAAACGTAGCCGTAGGAAATGGAGTTTTGAGAGTAATTGAATCAGGACAGAAAAACACATCAGTAGGTGCATATTCCGGTGGAGCGATTACAACTGGTAATTATAACACGATACTAGGATATACCGCAGGAGACACTATCAATACTGGTGAATATAACATATTACTAGGTTATGAAGCAGGAGACAACATAACATCAGGTAGTGGAAATGTCGTTATTGGTGCTGCTGATGTCACGGCAAACGAGAATGACCAACTAAGTATATCATCGGGTGATGGTGATGTCACTTGGATAACAGGTGATTCATCGGGTCATGTGACCACTGGAAGTAAGATAACCAGCACATCAGCCACTCTGTCAGGCTCTAGTTTGGCTGATGGAGCCTCCTTCACATTAGCCACTGTCCCCACTACAACTAGAGGATTCAAGGCAACCATATACGTCAAGGATACAAGCAACACTGAGTATCAGATAGAGGAAATAATGGGATACAACACAGGTTCAGGTGTTGACTTCACATCATTCGGACAAGTCTACAGTGGTTCTGCTGCGATTGGTTCCTTGAATGCAACGGATAGCAGTGGGACAACATTAATACAATTTACGAATGCACAGGGTAGTGCAATTAACTATCAAGCAAGCATAAGTTTGACGCACATGGCATTGAGTTGAGGTGATTAGATGGGAAGACAACCGTTTAGACAATTAAAATCAAACGCAACTGCAAAGACAGCAGATGATTCCGCAAGTGTGACATTACCGGGTCATGGTTTTAATATAAGCAGAACACCTGATTCAAACGTCTCTACTGTACAGGCTGCTATGATACCAGTATCTCCGGTGAGTGGTACGAACAGTTTCAGTTCCACTGACTTCTTCTATTTCGCTAGAAGAATTTGGTTTGTTCCCATGTATTCAGCCTGTGGTGGGGTACTTGAGCATCTGATACCATATAGCGCAGGTGAGAATGGTGTTGCAGATACAGATGACTGGAAGTTCGCTATATATGATAATGGCAATGATGGATTACCTAAGACATTGATATCCAATACTATGCAATGGACTCCTAATAGCAGTTATAACCCCACCTATCTTGATGTCACCAACACAAGCGGTGGAGAACTGACTTTAGATGCAGACAGATGGTATTGGTGGGCTGCTTTGGGTGCTAGTGCTAGTAATGGAGGCAATATTCCAATGGGTTCTTTCTCTATGAATCGTGGTTATCAAACACAAGTCCCTTGTTCAAATGGAACACCTTTTGGTGTATTTTATTGGAGCAATTCAGGTCGGACATCATTCGATTCACCATTAACAGTAAGTGCCAATAGTTATGAGTTCAGGTCAACAAGCGAGAACAACGTGCCTCGTTGGTTCTTCCAATACAAGATAGAGAGCGATTTCGGATTCAAGGGAGCGTGATAGTATGCCGGATGAGTGGTTCTTAATGCAAAAGAAGGATGAGAACGGCGAGTGGCAATTCACTAGGGTTCTCACAGAGGAAGAGGCTAGGGACCAACTTAGGATGATAAGACAAGGTTGTTTGGAAGAATCTGACATGTGGACATACATGGATAGGTGGAACTCACTGACTGATGCTCAACAAGCAGAATTAACAGCATATAGACAAGCACTTAGGGACATACCAGCGTGTAATGACCCATTTAACCCACCATTTCCAAGTAAACCAAGTTGGATGTAAAGAAAAAAAGGAATGATAGAAAATGGCACTTAGAATAGTATACGACACGACCCACGGAATAAACTGCCCTGAAGCACATTGCGTGATAAGCAGGACAAAATGCTTCAAGAGGGAAACGAATGACACTGATGAGAATGATGCAGCATTTAGGATGACATACAATGGAGAGATATACTACGATGAGCAATCGTATTTAGATGGAAAGACACCCGTTGCCGGATTCAACATGGAGTACGAATTAGACATAAATGATGATGCTAATCATTACAACATAGTAAAGGAATGCTATGAGCATCTCAAGACTGTCGCTGGATTCGACAATGGTGTAGATTGTTAGATTTCAAACCTACTAGAGACATGCATCTGCACCAGTACGCAGATAAATACTATGTTGAAGTAGAGTATGAGCATCGTAGATACCTCTACTCCCCTTTGTTGATTGATGAATAGAGTCATCAACATCGTGTATGACATCAACAATACTATGATGAGAAATGTGGAAACGTTGTATCCGATTGAGCCGAACTTCATCCGTTCAGCCTCAGTAGTGTCATGAGCGTGGTCATGAATCTATTTCTAGTCGGCACATCCAATGTTAATTCGTCCATCGTCTCGTTAGCCCACTCATTGAACCATTGGCAGTTCCGTTCCACAGTGCAGAAAATACACTGGGTTGTAAATTAACATTTCTATGATTTCGGCTATAGAGGACCAAAAAATAATCCATATGCAGTATTTCCGAGTGCAATTTTTTTGAAAAAATTTTAGGCAGGTATCGTGGGTTCCGACCATAAGCCGAAACACTCACGACACTGCCATATCTTCAGAGTCTTGGAAGACCCAACGTATGCACCCATGATACGCATAGGTATCGTTAATTCATTGCAATGTGGGCATTTGTCACGAAGAGCCACTTCTCTCACTCTCTTCTCTGATGAGCGTTTCCATGTACTCTTCCACGTTAGAGTGCGTGTATCGAGTGCTGCCAAACGCTGCAAAGAAAAGCAACGAGATTATTATTACAAATACTATCCAACCAAACCATTCCCAAGGTGTCATTTACCATTCAACTCCTAATTCTATTTCTTTTTCCTTCTCTATTGAGTATCCCTTAACAAAGGAATTTTTCTGACCGTACTTCCATAGGTCGTATACCAACTCACAGTCCTTCAGGCAATACTCTGCTACTTCAGAATATCCACCATTCTTCCATACCATAGGCGCATCTGCACTGGTCATCGTCTTGTCATCCCCCAGTGTTTTAGTCACCAAGTTGGACAATGTGAAACGCTCGCCAGTTATAGATGCAATGTCTCTGCTCGTATCTATGTAGGCTTTCTTGTCCATGTACTTCTTTATGCAGTATATGTCAAGTGCGTTCTTCAGAACAGGTAGGTCGAAGGACACTATGTTGTGTCCTAGTAGTTTACCTCCCTTCTCAAGATGGTCGTCCAAATCATACTTCAACTGTGAGATGGGCTTGATGCTGTATCCGCTCTTCTGTAGCGAATCAACTGGTTCATCGATGTATATCGTGCCTGTGTTGCCATCCCAAGTGCATACTGTGGATACCTGAAACATGTGGGTATTACCCCATCCCCCTATGTCATAGGAGTAGTTCTTCGTCTCAAGGTCTATCGCTAGTACGCTCATTTCTTATCATCTGACCATAGTTTGTCCAACTTCTTCTGCTCTGCGGCTTTGGGGTCAGGGCTTGTTGATGGTGTTCCCCTCGACATCCATGCACACAACTTGTCCCCACCTACGTTAATCATGGTCTTTACTTCCCATCCTTCTTTACCGTAGGTGTTCAGTGACTCTGTAATCACTTTAGGGCCATCGCTCACATCGAATATTAGATACTGGTGTTCGTATTTCATAAAAGCACCTTACTCAACAGTGAGTAGACTTCGGTTGGTATTTTAACATTGCCTAACATATTATTCCTCCGGGTTCCACTTCACATATGCCTTCTTAGCAATGCGCTTTTCCTCGAAATTATCCGATATCTTCTGCCACCATTTGTATATGGTAGACTCGCCTTTCTTAGTTGTTGACCTGACTTTACCAATCAATATCGTCTTATTGACGAATCCATCTGAGCCTTCTCTGTTCAACTCATCATATGCTTTCTTGAATACACCCACATTCGCTTTGTCCTGTAGTGTTCTTCTCTCTATCTTCAATGCTGTATCCAACCAAGATACTAGACTCTTGTAGCACTGCTTCACTAGGGAACCTGCCTGTGCTACGTTCCTAGAAGTCACGATGAATCTCTTTGACTTGTCTGTGATACTCGGTGCTTCTGCTATACAACATAATATCGATAGACGAACTAGATGATTGTTCAATCTAGTGATGAAGTTGCTCGCTATCTCCAATACCTCTGCCCTACTGCTCTCCACGTATTTCCTCATGCTCTCATATTCGCGTATTATCGCTGCATTGAAGTCATTAGAGTATGTTATTACCTCTGTAGGGTCACGGTCAACATCCTCGTATCTCTCCTTCAACGTCTCATGTATCTTGGCGAATCCTCTAGCAAACTTGTCTATAGGAGCCTTGTTGTCCTTCTTGGTTCCGAATTCCTCAAGTACGCTCTTTCGTATCTCATCCTGAACAGATTGAGGAACCTCCCAAATGAATATCAGCATCCTCTGCATGATACCCTTCTCAGCGATAACGGATGTGAGCATCTTTGGTATGTATGATGTGGCATATGCTGAACGTTGGCATCTGCATTCCAATACAGTGTCTCCATCTTTGAGTTTCTTCGTGATAACCCAGTTCTCTCCCCAAAGAGTATTCATCAGAGTCATGAGATACATGACTACATTCTCTTTGTGTTGAGATTGCTTGAATACACCTGAATACTCAAACTCATCGTATACAATCAATCCATCTCCTTCCAATGCACCTTTGATTTGTACATCGACATACACTCTCTCAGGTCCATTTGCTCCCTCGATGGTTTGTTCCTCTTGCTTCATTGAGCCTATCAATGCCGCATCGGTAATCTCCTTCACGTCGAATATATCGAAGTAATGTCCTCTAGCCTGTAGTATCTCAAACGTCTTTCTAGCAACAGGACCGAAGAAGTTGTACATCTCCGTCTTTCCTGAACCTGAAGTCTGCATCCAAAGAAAAGGAACTCTAGTATCCTCTCTTCTCTTACCACCGACAATACACACCATATCCTTCGATAACTGCCCTAGTAATACGAAAGCAGTCAGTGCGGCAGGTACGTGATTGTACTTCGATACATCCACTGCGCTTGTGACATACTCCCGAATAAATGCGGGTAGTTCCAGTTTATTGCTCACTTCTTCTTGTTCTTCTTCTATGAACCCATAATACAGTTCATCTTCATCATAATCATCTATCATATTTACATCACCATTTTATCTTCATTATTCAGCACATCCAATATTCGCTGTGCTAGGACTTTACCAAAGCCCTCTAGTTTTGATATCTCATCAACAGTCGCTTCCCCTATCTCCATGATAGAACCAAACTCCTTCAAGAGCAATGTTCCCTTTGCAGGACTTATGCCTTTGATTGAAGAGAGAACGTCTAATCTCAAATCACCTGTGCTTATCTTTTGTTTGATTAAAGTCGGTGTGTACACAGGTCTGTCAACCGGCTTCATTTTACATACGGCAGTGATGATTCTAGCAGCCCTTCTAGCATTGTCAACTAATATGATATTAGCATCAGTATCTAGTAGTATCCTACCTACACCACCTAGGAACTTGTTCGTGAACATCGCTATGGAGTTCCTATTGAATTTCATTCCCATTGTTCTTTTTGCATATTCAGTGATAGCACTATCCATGTCCCCATGAACTATCACTATGTTGTTCATGTATGCTCTATCCATATTGTCTAGTTGGTTCCACAGTCTCTTGTTTACAACAGACATCAAGAAATCATATGCTGACTTGGCCTCGAAGCATACGTCATCAAACACATAGTCACCTATCTCCAACCACTTCTTCTCATATGGTATGTTCATCTTCTGCGCATGTGTCTCAACCAATTCGGCCAAGTCGGAGTTCTCCCTACTGTCTATCAATAGTTTATTCATACACAACCACCAACTAGATTGAATGTGCTTTCTATGAAGGCCATCATCCCTGTTAGATAGAATCCTATTCTAGTGTAGAATATCTTATCCTGTCTTTTCATTTTCTTGATATCAATAGCAGTCTCTACGTCTATCTCTATCTTCTCTTCAACTTCTTTCTTCTTGAATCTAGACATTATTCTCTTCATCATTCTGCATACCTCCAACACTTACCTATGCAGTATCCCTGTGGAATCAAGACGTTCTTGCATCCGGGTGCATTGTAGCCCTTCTCAACAATGCCTCTTAGATATCCCCTAGTGACCTGTTCGTTCCAATCGCCCCATACTTCGGGTTTGGAGTTAGCGATATGCTCAAACTCCTTCATGATTATGTCCATGATTTCCTCTTTCTTCTCCCTAGTTATATTTCGCTCACCTAGAGCAAGTATGTCCCTATACCAAAGTGCTAGATAGACTCTAGCGTAATGTCCGGGGTTCTCTACCATGATGGCATTGTGCAAGCAGGGGAGGATAGGTAGTTGACCAATCGGTTTAGGTGCAACTATTTCTTCCTTTGAAATCTCAATAGGCTCGACTGTAGGCCATGAAATCAATCGCTCCCCACAAGTACCATCGATGAGTCTAGGCTCCCTAGCGAGGCTCAGAATGCCATCTAAACCACCAACTAAGTCACCGATGACTAGAGGGATGCAGAAATACGGCTCTCCGTTCTCATCACTGCTACTCATATTGACCGTATTCGGTATTCTACGAAGTCTGTTCGTCTGAATACCACTATCGTCTAATGTGTTTCTTCCCTCCTTTATGCTCATATACCATCTCTGTATCTGACGTATATTCTCTGCTTCCTCACCGAAGACTATCACATGAAAGCCCTTGCCGCTGAAGAAAGCCTTGAACTTGATGTCATCCTCAACCAAGTCATGCAATACAGAGGACATGTCATCAAATGCCTCTTGTAGTGTCTTGTCACCATGAGCATCGAAGTCCAAGAATGCTCTATCTAGTATGATAGAGGAATCAATCTTGACATTATCATTGAATCTCTCGAAATCATAGATAGTAAAATAACAGTTCATCAAACCGTTATATGTATTTATGAAATCAATCAGTTCCCTTCTGTTTCTTACTATCCTTCTTTTCATCTGTCTTGCTTGTGGCAGGTGACTTCCCGCCCAAACTTCCTTCGGATACATCATTTTCATTACCTCCAAATTTTACCGTCGCAGTCGATAACTCAATCTTTATCGTTTCTGCTATCTCTGCTTTTATTTTCATTAGAACCTTCCTCTGAAATTCTTCGCCTATCTCATTCCACACCATATCCAGTTTGTCTTTAGGAGTCATATGGTCGTATGCCTTATGCGCTAATATGTTTATAGTGGTTTGAACATTCGATATTTCCTCAAAGGTCCACTCTTTCTTCTTCAGTTCATTCATTATATATTGGTTCAAATTCATTACATCCAACTCTCTTCTTGTGCTTTCTCACATATGCCATAGAAACTACAGTTAGAGCATGTCTTGAAGAAATACTTCGCGTAGAAGTCATCCTTCTCGTATGCTGCAACTAGTTCGACTAGCCCCTTCAATACTGCTGTGTGACTAGACGTTTTACATTCCTCGACATATGTGTAATTCGATGCGGGATAATACCATCCCCAATACTTCATGTCGTATTCGGGATTGAGGCCGTTCTCCCTGAGAATATCAGGTGATGAGTTATCGAATAGCAATTTGTAGAATGCCATCTCCTTCCTCATCATCGTTCTCTTGTAGTCCTTCCAAGGACCAGTCTTCAATTCCATAGGGATGTAGAACTCATCTTCTTGGAATATACGGTCAATGATTCCCTGTATATGTACTCTATATGGTCTAGATAACTCTGCCTTTGGATTCCAGTCAGGCTGTATCACTATCTCAGCATCAAGCATTACCTCATTACCCGGTGGAAGATACTCGCCCAACCTACCTTCGTCCCTTGCCTCAAGGAATCTTTGTGTCGCTGTAGTTGCCATTGTGTCATACATGTCCACATGGTCATCTACAGGAAACAGGCTCATGCAGTATGACTTTACCTCGGACGGAGACATATTCTCTGCTTTCTTGATATCAAATGTATTGAAGAAATCCTCTTGAGAGTTATGGACTATACTACCCTTAGCCATTGCTGGTGATTGGTCTATCGGCATCCTCAAGGGATACTGAAAGAAATACTTCTGTGGACACCACTGGAAAGAACCGAAGGAAGACTTCGTTATCTTCAATATCGGCTGGCTCTCATCATCATAGTCAATAGGATTCCATGCGTATGTATATTCTCTCATTAAAACCACTCATCCAATGTTTTCTGCTTGCTGTCTTTTCTTATTTGTGAGTCGTCCCATCCCATCGCTCTGAACACAGGGCTGGCCTTCTTTATCACTGACTCAGCATAATGGCTCCAATCAGGAGTGAAGTTCTTGAAATCTTCAATCTTCAACGCTGAGTAATAATCAGGCTTCACCACTGTTTGCTTGATTGGGTGAACAAGCGTATGTGGGTTGTTTCTAACCTTGAGATATAGATATGAATCATCTATGGGTTCTCTGTTCAGTTTGTTGTATAGTAGAGTGCCGATTATACCTGAACCAATAACCGGTGACTTACCTGCTGACTTCCAACCTTTTCCTGACTTGGATACTGTTCTCAAATCCATATCGGAGCAGCATACTGCCTTCGTTAGAAACATGAGGCTAGATGTCGTATCGCAGTTTCTACAGATTACGTGGAACCTCTCAGGTCTGTATCTAGACCTCTTGAGCAACCTTTGTATATCTACATTACCCGATTTGACATTCTCATAGATATCATTGAGATAGGAAACCACCTCTTCTTCTGACTTCTCTCCAACCCACATATTCAGAACAGAAATCTGTACTTCCTTATCCAGTGGTGTTTCTGATATTCTCTTAGCAGTGAATCCAGTCATGACGAATTCTTCTTCATCTAGGAACTCCCCATCTTTCCAAGTAATCAAACCAGCATTTCTGTTCTTGGTAGCACCGACACCTAGGGTTCTGAAATACTTCTCAAACTCCAAAGTGACAGGATGCTCATCAAGACCCAATACATTCGGGAACTTAGAGCGAACATGCTCATTCAATGTAGAGAGAACAGACTGTGCCTTCTCGACACTATCCACTTGACAGTATATCGAATCTGTGTGTCCATATACCACTTTCATCATTCTTCCTCCCTGAATTGTCTAGCCCACTTCAACGGACTCATCATGAAGATGTAGTTGTTTAGCCAGTTCTGTACGCAGAAATTGCAGACGAATCCGCTCTTTGTGTCACAACCAGCAGCATAGTTGCTATTCTCATGACAGACATAGCACTCCTTGAATACCACTTCTCTCATGATAATTGCCTCACTTTGAACGCTGCTTCACGAATAGCCTCTCTAGCACTAGCAGTAATACTAGCAGCCAAATCAACATCAGCCCAACCGAATCCCTGATACGCAATGATACCATAGAAGGATGCCATCAATCGCTTGACTGCAAGTTGGTTGTTGTTCCATTTGGCATACTCGGATTTGCTCTCTGCTTGCTTCATGTTCTTCTTGTATTGATTCCTTAACTCCTTCAATTCCAATACTGCCCTAGGTAATAGACCTAGAGCATCTGTATTGTAATACAGCATCTTCGTATTCTCTATGTCAGAGAAGTCCTTGGGTGTGAATATATTCACAGCAAACTCAGTAGGAGTATCTGATTTAGTCTCCCAAGATATGTTTCTCGCTATCATCATAGATGGGTATAGTCCAGCGAAATCAAATGCTGCCACACCTAGATGAAGACCATTCGTTCCTGCTTTCAATGGGTCATATACCATAGCACCATCATAGTCAACTCTGTCTTCCTTCCTACCTGTAGGAGCCTTCCATGATGCATTTCTCATGAAGTATATGCCTCCCATGTGACTAGCATAGAAACAAGCATCGAATGGTGCTTTCAGAAGACGCTGAAGGGATACTATTGCCTCACTGGTGAAGTTTTCCTCATCGATTCTCTTGATTAGGTCAACATCCAGTTTAGCATACTTGAGATATGTGTCAGTATCCTCCAACCATCCTCTTGAGAAGAACTCAGACTTCTCAGGGAACTTCTCACTGACTAATTTCTGCTCATTCAATACTTCTGTTGAGATATAGTCCAATGACATCGAAGGTAGTGTGCCTCTTTGCGAATCATTCCACTGTCTCTCGAATGCTAGGTCTAAATTTAGCGTTATTCTTCCCTTAATTGGCTGCTCGATAGGAGAAAACGACTCTTTTCTGAAGGTGTAGCCATCTTTTGACTCATAAAAGCCCGTTATTTCCAACATTGGAGAGATAATTCTCGCATCAATGCCGTTTTTCACGCATCTTTCTAATAGTTTTGGTAAATCGAACTGATTTCCGAACCATGATATAAGCATATCAGGGTCATCTAACACTATTCTCGTTAGGAACGATAATAACATTTCATTCTCGTTATTGAAGATTAATATATCTTTAGATTCATAATGATTATCTTCAGGAAACCATGCATATTGATGAAATACTTCTTCATAGTTATCATATGCTATAATACAAGTAATAGCACCACTATGTTCACCGCCTTGTTGCCATTCCATATCCCAATAATACTTTCTTAGTCGATATTCAGGTATGTTTTGTATTCTGTCAACGGCATACCTATGATGATAGGGTACATCAGCCTCGTATGTCTGATTGAACGTCCCTTTTACATCCCTCATGTGCTTTGGGTGGTTGGGAGTGTAGTATACCTTCGATAGAGATTCACCATCTAAGTTCAACGCACAGTCATGCTCATATGTAAATTCAAATGGAGATGTTTTCTTGCTCCACTTGTTAGATACAAATGCACTTTGTTTGTTAGCATCCTGCTTCTTGACGTAGAAGTATGGCTGGAAATCATTGTGGGAAAGAACCTCTTGCCTTCTATGTGGCTTGTCTCCCTCTCCTTCCCGCCATCTAATACAGATGCCTTCATTCGTTGGTGATATTATCATGGTATTACCTTTCCAAATATGGTGCTTTCAGAAGCATTCTACTACCTGAACGAATCAATACTGGAAAATCATCTTTCAGATATATGCTCGTCACACCGTCTAGTATCGCACTAAATGCTCCTGTTATCTCAACAGTAGATTGCTCACCCATCACTGCTAGGGTGTCGATTATAGTGGAGTAGTTCTGTACAGTTCCGCTCCTACTACTCGATAGGGTGAAGTTCTCACCATCATAGTCAAACTTGTACTTCGCTGTCTTCAGCACATCACAGCCCTTTGCCGCATCGACCATGACATCATCATTCACAATCACATGTGTCTCAAAGGAAGTGTTGTTCTTCCCAAATGTAGGCATACCCTCAGTTGGTATGACTGTATTTCTTAGTCTCTCAATCATGGCATAGTGCCTATGTCCGACAGCAATGCCGAATGATGCTGTTTTACTTGCCGTCTTTAAGTTCACATAATCACCTATGGTGACTATGACATCACCACTAAATGTCTTGAGATACTTGGAGAATGTCTCTATATCGATAGCACATTCTCCTATGTCTTCTACAGTATCTAATGGTATGAAGGAAGAGCAAACGGTGCTAAGGTCTGCATTATACAGTTTAACACCGTTTGGCTCAACAACAACATACGCTGATGGGGAAAGGTTTCTTCTTCCTACAGATGCTCCATTGGGATAGTCGCCTCGCATTAGGATATCATTCAAATTGTTGATTAGTATCTTGCTATCCACAGTGAACCTCATAGTTTACCATTCCTTAATTCATCTATACCGAACCACTTGTTATCTCCATTCGTGGAGAATACAACCCATTCCTTTCCTACTATGTCGGGGTTTGTCTTACTCGCCTGTAGTTCTGCGACGTAGTTAGTGACAGAACCTGACTTCATCTTCTTGATGTGAATCATCTGATTGAATCTAGCCGGAGTTGACTTGTGCCAATCAGGTACTTCACCTACAGGGACAGGGACAGCGATTCCCTCATACACAGGTTTCATGTGTGTAATCAGGAATCTGTCTGCATTAACTGACAGGAAAGCATCAAGCAATCTGTTGTATATCCTGTTTCTTATCTTCCAATCCAAGGGAGTCACAGATACGGAGTCTGTGTCTTTTATGATAGAACCTGACTTAGATTGATTCTTAGCCAAATGCTCTCTCAAAGCGTCACTGGACCCTTCGTATGCTTTGTCAACACCATCAAGAATAAACGCCTTGGTGTTCTTATCCTGATTAGTCTCTTCCTTTACCATCTCGATGAAAGCATGGGCATTGTTGAAACTCTCGTTCCAATCAATAGACCCATCACTTGACATCTCAAGAGGATTGAATATAACGATATCATCAGTTCTATTCCATCCAGCATCCCATGTGGGTTCTGCACCATTGTCGAAATCCAAGACGAATATCTTCATATTCTTCTCTATCTCTTCAGGTGTTCTGCAATCTAGAGCAGTACCGGTCTTACCGACTTTAGGATTACCTGTGATAGAACATAGTAGATATGACCTATCCCTTTCCTTCCTGAGTTTCATCTGCTCAAGAATCTTGGCTTTCCTTTCCTCAAAGGATATTCTGCTCACTGTTTCTTCTTTCTTCTCGTTGTTATTGTTCGTCCAACTCATATTTATTCCTCTTATACTCAATTGGTATTGTGTTTCCATTTGCCTTGCTGTACTTGTCCAGCAAATCATTCAGTTCCTCTAACGAGGAATGAATTCGTATCTCCTTGCCTGATACAGTATGGAACTTAATCCAATACTCACCAGTCTCGGTGTTCCTTCGCCATGTGGCGAAGTCTATGTTCTTGAAGGGAAGAGCAAAAGACGCACCGTGTATGAAATCCTGCGTCACCTCAAACATCAGAACCAGTCCGTGTTATCCTCGACTGAGATTGCAACAGGCTCGGCTGTTCCTCTCTTCTCTATTGCGTAAAGCCCACTTACATTGATTGTGGCGGAATTTAGATTACCGTTCTCATCTCTTGATTGAGATGTCCTGCCCACTACAATGACATTAGAACCAATACCGAAATCTAATTCGATATGTGGTGGTATCCAACAGGTAGTCCCTGCAAAGCCATCACCATCATAATCGAAGTCAGAGTTCAAGTCTGTAATCGATATGATGCGGTTGCCATTCTTCGTGGGGTTCATGTTCATGCTTGACACAGAACCGTCAGTGACAACGAATCTCTCGTTGTAGTTCTTCATGGCAGCGAGGCCATGATACCTGTCTAGGTCTAGCAGTGGAGAGTAGTTGTCCTCACAGAACTGCATTAGCATCGTATCCATAGATATTGCACTGGCATCTCTCTTATCCTCAGAGCCATCAGGCAATGACTCATTATAGACTAGAGATGCGAGAGTAGTGTCTGTTGCACCATGTATCTTCATCTTGTCATTGCTGTTCGGGATGCACGTAAAGTGTACCAACTCGAAAGTCTTAGGCTCAAAGCCCCTGCTTGCCTCACCCTTGTAGTTGAAGAAATAGATACCGAATCCATTGTCCTCTACCTCACCGATGAATATACCGCTTCTCCTGTATTCCTCTACAGGAAGTGGTCTGCCGTAGTTCTTGTTCGGGTTCATACCGTATGCTTTCATAGCATCTAGTGGGATGATGTGGACACCATCACCTACGTCTATTGCTGCTGCATGTAGGCTATCTGATTCCATAGACCGCTCTTCGCCGTCATGCATTCTTCTAACGCTGAACTTACCGCTTGCTATGTTCTTCTCTACTATAGCGACTTTACCATTGTTGTAAGTCATATCAGCAGAAACCATGTATTCCTTCTTTACTCTGTCACGCTGCATTGCCATCATGTCTCTTGCTTCATCAAGAGAGATGAAGAATCCGAAAGCCTTCTTGAAAAGAGAGCCACCACTGTTGGTGCTGCTCTTGCTGGCTTGTCTTGCACTGCTGAAATACTGTCTCCAAAGAGACAATACAATCAGAGTATCGGAATCCTTGTTGAGATTGTTCTGTGAACATATCTCATCCACCTTGGCCCAAGCATCTTCTGATGCCATCCCAAGGAGTTCCGCTCCTTTCTCTACTTCGTTCTTCAGTTTCATTTCATTTTCACTCATTTTTATCACCTATGTTTTTCTTTCTTTCTTCATATTCTGACTTTGGGCCGTCAAGTGCCTCATCATATTTTACGTCGTTGATGATACGACGATACTGGTTCCGTGTGCAGCCGAACCTTCGCTGATAGTAGTTATCTGTCCAATATTTCTTTTCATTTTCTTTCATTTTATTACCTCCTATTCATCTCATAATTATATGAGTGCAAAACGTATTCTTCCCATTCGGTTATTGCCTTGCTGATTTTATCATCATACCCCGCACAAATAATCGTGCCTGATTTCAAGTGTATCTCTACGATGATATCATCGGTATCTTCACCACTAGATTGTCTTGGCCTACTAATGAAACATGCAACCTCTCGCATGTCTATGAGTTTCTCTATATCACTTTCCTGATTGTATATTGCTATTATCATCCTACCACCATCTGTCCTATCATCCAAGATGCGAGTATCTTGGGAGTCATTGTTCTGCTTCTCCATTCAGATTCCCCGATGATTCTCAGGAACTTGAACTTCGTAGTGTGGTCTAGGTCTTCCATGTTTACAACGCAGTCGTGTAGATTAACACAAATCTGCGTCATGTCTGAAGTCTCGTAAATCATTTTATGCACCTTGTCCAACGCTGATTGAAATTGTTTCATTTGTATTTGTTCTATTATTTCGTTGTAAGATGTTAAACTCTTTACTAACTGTTCTGTTAAAGGAGTGCCACTATGAACTGCTGCTTGTAGTTCTGTGACTCCCCTGCGCATGTCTCCATGTAAACCGGATATAAACATTCTCAAATCATTCAATTCGATATGGTCAATGTTCTCCCTGTCCAGTATATTCGTGAGCATAGTCTCCATGTCTGTATCGCTCAACCTGCTGAAGTTGTAGTTGGCGCATCTAGACTGCAATGGCATGATTATCCTGTGCCTCTCATTGCAGGTCATGATGAACCTACAGTTCGACGCATATCTCTCCATCACTCTCTTCAGTGCATTCTGAGAATCCTTGGTCATACCATCCATCTCATCCAATAGGATTATCCTGAATGGTATATCACCAATCTTGGATGTTGATGCTATCTCCTTAATGAGAGTTCTAACTGTCTCTAGTTTCCTATCATCAGAGGCGTTTATCTCAAAGAAGTTCTCGTCTCTGTACTCTGCTAGGATGTCATTAGCCAATGCTCCTGCTGCTGCGGTCTTGCCTGTTCCAGCAACACCGAACAATAGCACGTTTGGCATATCTCCATTGACAACCCAAGAACGCGCATCTCTCACGAACTTCTCTTGTCCTATAATTTCAGTCATCGATTTTGGTCTGTATTTTTCTGTCCATAACATTTTCATTTCTCCTGTATTTGTATAGGTAGTAGTAATTCCTACCTACTAGTTTTCGTCCTACTTTGTCTAATCCCTTAGACATTCTAAGCATCTGTGCCATCGACTTGATGCCCATAGCATGATGCTTATACTTCTCATTCCAAGCATCCATCACATCCAATGTGGTGAATGGCTCTTCTACATCTTGAGCAAAAGAAAGAACGAAGTCTCTTGCTCTCTGTGTTCTGTAATATTTCTTCTTCATCAAAAGTCCTCCAATAGAGATGATTTCGGAGTGGGGTCTGTCTTCTTCCTTCTCCTTTTCTCACCTAGTTTCAACACCCTGCACTGCTTGTTGTCCAACACTGTCTTAGCATAGGAAACGAAATCCGGGTCTTCCAATAGGCCATCTAATAGATACGACTCTCTTTTCCTCAGTCCTAGTTTCCTACAGATACTAGGCAAGTCACTCTTAGGATATCTCTTGTCGAATGACAATCTACGGTAAATCTTACCCTCATGCTTGTATGCTATCAACTCATAGAAATAGTCCACAGGCCATTTTCTCTTCACCTCTGAGTCAACGAATACTAGTTTGTTCGGGTGTATGTTCGATGACAGTAGACTGAGGAATAGAGCATCAGGTGGTTTGTTCAGTTTCAATAACTCAACTACCTCATCCCTATTCTCATTCTTCAGATACTCCACAACTAGACTGAATACATCTAAATCGTATTCTCTAGGCTCTACTGCATTGGGAGCCATAGTTCGTATCGTATCTTGTAGATGCTTCTTACTACCTGCTCTCTTTAGTTTGCACATGTTGAAGATGTCCTTCGGAACACTCTTCTGATTCATTGAGGTGATTACTATCTGACCCCTGTATTCTCTCAGAGTCTTCTTTATCGCATCTGTGTTCGGTTTGTGGTGAACATCCTCAATCAGTATACCCCTAGATGTGGGTATGCTGTAGTTATCGTGTATGTCATATTCATCTGCATACATCACGATAGGGTCATCAGACAGGTATTCCATCGCCTTCGTCGTCTTTCCCGTTCCCGGTTTGCCCACCATTAGTATTGGTCGTATCTGTTTCATTTTCGTTAGGGTCAATTAACCTCACATCCATTATTTCTGTATATTTACTATCACATGCAGCACAGTCTATCTGCGCCATGTAATACTTGAATTCGCCTTCGTACATTATTCCGGCTTCGTAGGCGAAACTCTTGTCATTGCATTCCCTGCATCCATTGAATATCAATAGAAGAAGAGACTTCTCTATTATCTCATCATCACTCGCTGTCTCATCGTATGTTGGGATTATGCTTCTAGCCATGTGGCATGAACTGCATAGATTACCATACTCTGCCATGTATACATTACAACGAGCGCATCTCAAGTGAATCAAGCCACCGAGATTATTTCTGCTTCAGGATTCTTCAACTCAATCATTCTCTCTAGACCAGTCATCGTATGCTGTAGGTTTCTATCGAATATATCCACAGCCTCTCTGAATGTATCCCAAGAGTCCCTGACATCAGGGAGATGTCTTGGTAGTAATTCACAAAGCCTCGTAAGGTTCTTCTTTCCAGTCACCATCAATATCGGTCTTGGTCTAGTTTTATGCTCCTTCTCCTTGTACTTGGATTCTATATTGTGCTGTAGGAGAGTGCGTTGTACTGCTTGAAGCATTCTAGCACCTCCCCTGAAACTAACCTTTAGCCTAACTCTGTATCCGATACGAGTGCTATCATCCTTTGATACATGTATCTCAGTCTTAGCCAGCGAGAGCAGTATGCCTATTAATTGGTCCTTTGAATACATCGAATCACTCTTTCGCATAGTACGTGTCACGTAAATGCAAAGCCCAATCGTCTGCTTCGGGATTTATATGTTGTGCCTCTATCTTGTCCAACTTAGGCCAATACACATGTCTAGGGGAAACCCGGTTGGTATCTTCCCTAATCGCATTATCAACTGCATAGTCAGCAGCCAACGTCACGAATGACTCAAGCATGTCATGCAAGTAGTATGACATGGACCTAGATACCGAGAACTTCTTCTCATGTGATTCTGACAAGTCCTTCACGGTATCCTTGAATATCTTCATCACATTGATGTTCTTGGCCTCTCTTCTTTTCTTCTTCTTGACCAATGGCTCAGGAACTATCAATTCACTACCCTCGAAATAGGGACATCGATTGACATCTATCTTCCTAGGTCTTCCTCTCTTACCTACTTCATTCAAGTAAGCATAGCCATCTTCTATCTTTATGCAGGTGTATACTTTGCCATCTATCATCGTACCAGCATTTACTATAATCATCAAATCATCTCCATTATGTCTTGTAGAGTATTTATTTCACTAGCATACTTATCCTCACGTATCGATTTGACTCTTGGGAATCTTATCCCATATCCGTCATCCGTTTTTGTTATGGCCTCAAAGACAACAGTGAGAACAATTCTAGGTAAGAAGAAATACTCTGTTCCACTTACCTTCTCTATATTCTTCCTCAATCTACCAGTTAGTCTCTCTAGGTCTGCGTCACTTAATCCAGTGCCTACATAACTCAGAAACTCGTAGTTGCCGTTGTTCAATACGGCAACACCGAATGAGCCGAATAATCCCATCCTGTTTCCTGTACCCATCTTACCCTTCACAATCACGACATCTAACTCATATTGTGCTGGTTTGTATTTCCACCAAGAATTACTTCTCCTTCCAGCATCATACTTCGATGTGGCATCTTTCAACATGATACCCTCAAAACCTTCCTCAATCGACATGTTGTATAGTGCATTGATGTTGAATGACTCATCCTCTGTCTCGTAGTGATACTTACAGTGAGGATAACTTGTTTTGGATAGTATCTGTTTTCTTTCTAATTGGGTTCTTTCCATAAGATTCTCATTATTGTAGAAAAGTATGTCAAAAGCAACCACTTCTATTGGACACTTCTCAACTGCCTTGAGAACGTCCTTAGAATGCACCCTAGTAGCCATCCTGTGATGAGGTAATGGTTTTCCGGTAGTATCTATAGGGTAAAACTCACAGTCCAATATGACGCTTGTATCGGGCCATTTTAGGGCCATGTCCAAAACATCGGGAAACTTGTCAGTGACTCTCTTTCCCTTCCTATTGAAGATAGAGACGGTATTGATGTTCTTATGTATCTGATACCTATTACCATCGAACTTGTAGTCTACTATTGTATTCGTGAACTTTCTCTTTCCGGGTCTAGGTTTAGCCAGCATCGGTTTGATGAATTGACCTACGGTGATATTCGACTCAGGCTCAGTTTCATCCTCTAGACATTCTACGATGTAGGAGAGAGGATGTAGTTTAGCCCACTCATGTACGGTATCATTCTGATAGTATTCAGCGATACCCTTGGTTAGATTCTTGGTCATGATGCCAATTCTAGGCTTCCTGAGCCAAAAACGTATAAACCATTTCAACTCTATCCTCGACATGTTTGTTATTGCTTCACGTAATAGAATCGTATTGTTAGAGTCGAATCTATTGCAATCTAATGATAATAGATTATCCATTTGCTTCAGCGTTAAATTACTCTTATCTTCATTACCCCACATGAAGTGAAATAATGACTCGCCTAAATCCTCATAGACATTACAGAAACTAAGTAGTTCCTCTTCAAAGACATCGAAGAAGGAGGAACACCATTTAATCGCTTTATTCTCAGCGATATTATTAGGCTCATACTCTAGATTTAGAATCTTAACCACAGTTGCCTTATCATCGAATGATGAGAAGTTATTGCGAAAGTATTCCTTGAAGTTGTTAGGTGATTGTTCGTAGACCTCTAGGAAATAACATAGGTTCCACATCATAGTATAGCCGCCAACTCATCCCACATATGCTCATTAGCAGTAAAACTAAGTCTGCTAAAGTATGGATTCCTTATCCTTATAGAAGTATACACTCTAAAGGAAACTACCGTTATCTCATCTCCTAGGTTGAACTTTCCACTTTGCCAAAAGTCCCTGTCTCTGATATATCCATCTCCGACATTCAAGAAATCCTCATTGATTACTATGTTATCAGATTGCCAATCGACATCACTATCCATCCATTGACCTCCCTCGACTATAATCACATCATGCCGAAAGTCTCCTTCCTTATCCTTGAGCAGTTCATCAATGAACCACTGCAAGAAGCATACGTTGTAGTTCGGGTGTCCCTTGAGATTGAAGTTGTGAAAGAAATCTCTATCGCTCTTGTCTATGAAAACATCCTCTCTCTTCTTAT